TGACTGTTCGCATGTATTAAAAGATATTGTCACTCTGTTCCCACACTTTTTAGCATATCTTATTTCTCCTCTATCACCATACGCATGTACTAAATGTGTAATATCTATTTCCGTTAAACTACTGATTACAAACATAATAAAGAAAAATGATAATAAGTCCTATAAGGGACTTTTTATTTTGAATTTTAGGAATCGTCATTGCCGGTTCCTCTTTTGTGCTTGGTAGAGAAAAGGAAAAGTAAATTGCTAAGATGAAAGCATGAAAGGAGATTTGCCATGAAAATAGTAGATGTTATAGAAAAAGTAAATATTTTAAAACCAAACACAATCGATGATGAGATGAAATTCGGTTGGTTGTACGAACTGGATAAGAAGCTTTTTAACGAGATTTGGAATAATTATCTTAACGAAGAAAGAGACTTTGAAAAGTACGTTATGGGGCAGGATGAAAATGTGGAACTGCAGGTGGAAGAACCATATACAGAGATATATGTGTATTGGTTATTTAGTAAGATTGACTATTTCCAGCAGGAATATGATTTATATGCAAATGACATGATTATGTACAACAGCGAATACGAAGAGTATTCAGCATGGTATTTGAAGAATCATGAACATAAACCAACAGAGATACAAGTGGGGTGGTAATGAAATGTATATGCCAAAGTTACGACAAAAACAAAGTGCAAGGATGCAGATGGTGAATTTTAAAGGATATAACCATCAGATAAATATTGGAGATGGAGAATTTTATGATTGTCAAAATCTATCTTCAGATGCATATCCGTATATTACAGTTAGGAAGCCAAGAGGAACGGTAAAACAGCTGACAAAACCAAATGGAATGTTTGCGGCGCAGAATAAACTTGGCTATGTAGATGGAACAGAATTTTGGTACGCAGATGAGAAGCGTGGAGATGTGGAAGATAGCAAAAAGCAGTTTGTTACCATTGGTGACTACATTTTAATCTTTCCGGATAAAAAATATTACAAGGTATCAGATGATGAATTTGGAGAGTTGGAATCTTCCTGGGAGCAGGAAGTCGGTGTGACAGTAACGATGGAAAATGATTACTTAACAGAGAATGAAACCGGCTCTACAAAGGATGCAAATGTGTATGTGAAGATTTCGGCAGCAGGAATCGGTAAAAACTTCAATTTGTATGACGGTGTAACGATTGAAGGGATGACGGAATTGGAAGATTTGAATAAAACGGCCATCATCTACAAAAAAGAAGATGATTTCATTCTGATTATAGGGACGGACATCGAAAAGAAAACGCAGGAAAGAGCAATAGAAGAAACGGAACCGATTACTATAAAACGAAAAATTCCGGATATGGATTATGTAACAGAGAATGCAAACAGAGTATGGGGATGCTCCAGCAAGAATCATGAGATATACGCGTCTAAATTGGGAGATCCATTTAATTTTAACTGTTATGAAGATATCTCCACAGACTCCTATTCTTTAACAATCGGTTCGGACGGAGATTTTACCGGATGTATTACGCATATGGGATATGTACTATTCCTGAAGGAAAATATGATACATAAACTCTATGGAAATAAACCGACAAATTTTCAGCTGACTAATACAACGGTACGCGGTGTAGAAAAGGATTCGGAGCAATCGTTAGTGATTATCAATGAAACACTTTTTTATAAATCAAAAGGAGCAATAGAGCTGTATGAAGGAAGTGTGCCATATTCGATAGCGGCGCCGTTCGGAAACATTGAGTACAGGGAAGCAGCAGGTGGATGTTATAAACGAAAATATTATATTTCCATGAAGGATGAAAGCGGAAAGTGGAATCTGTTTGTTTATGATATTGAGCGTGATATCTGGCATAAAGAAGATGATACACATGCAATTTACTTTGTGGAAATGAGTAACATGCTTTATTACATTGATGCTGATACTAATAAAATCATGCAAATAGTGGGGAAAGATGAAGAGAACATTAAGTGGATGGCAGAGTTACGAAACGATGATGGTAGCAGCTTTAGAAAGAAGATTATAAAGAAGATTGAAATCAAGGCAGAAGTAGAAGGTCTGGCACATTTGTATGTGAGATATGAAGATGAAGGACTTTGGGAAAAAGTATGTACCATTATGAATAAAAAGAGAAGAGTAATAGATATACCACTTATACCAAAACGGCATGAAATGATGGCAATAAGACTGGAAGGGCAAGGTCCGGTAGTAATGTATGGAATATCAAAAGAGATTACAGAAGGGAGTAGCTTATAATGGCACTTTATAACGAAATACATATTCCAAGTATCGATGATTCCAAGCTGGATAACGATAAGGAAAAAAAGAAAATATATAACGTTTTGTATTTGCTTCAGGAACAGATAAAATACATGTTTTCAAATATTGATGAAGAAAATGTCAGTAAAGCCGCTGTAACACGAATGTATAACAATACCAATAAGAATATCGATGCAGCTATGAAAAAGTATCTGGCAGAAGCAACAGAGCTTTTACAGGGAGTAGAGGAAGCAGAGAAAGTACGTGCAGAAGCAGAAGCTTTAAGGGTAGAAGCAGAAACATTAAGACAACAGCAATTTGAAGAAATCATGGAAAAATTGAATGCAAAATTAGCAGAGTTAGAAGGAGAGTAAAAATGGCATTAAATACAAGCACATCAATTGTGGATTATTTAAAAGATAAAGGACAGGGAAGTAGTTATGCGGACAGAAAGAATCTTGCAGCGCAGTATGGAATATCAAATTATTCCGGAAGTGCATCACAGAACACACAGTTGTTGAATGCACTTAAAAATAGTGGTTCGGGTGGCAGCAGTACAAATAAAACGAGTGGTGGTACAAGCTATTCTGGAAGCGTGAATGGTTCTAGTGGAAGCGGAAATGCAGGCGCACAGGTGGCGCAGAATTTGGCAACGCAGGTGGCATCCATCCCAGTATACGATTCACCATATCAGGATCAGATAGATGGTTTGCTTAATAAAATCATGAACAGAGAACCGTTTTCTTATGATATGAAAGCGGATCCTTTGTATCAACAGTATAAAGACCAGTATGTACATAATGGAAACTTGGCCATGCGTGACACGATGGGAAATGCAGCAAGCTTGACAGGTGGTTATGGAAATACTTACGCAACAATAGCTGGCAGTCAGGCAAACGACCAGTATTTGTCAAAGCTGAATGATAAATCAATGGATTTATATAATATGGCATTAGATAAATACTATGCTGAAGGTGAAGATATGTATCGTCAGTTAAGCTCTTTGACCGGCTTAGAAGATTTAGCATATCAGAAATATACAGATGCTTATAACCTGGAATATCAGCGCGAACAGGATGCGCTTGCTCAGGCTAACTGGGAAAAAGAATTTGCACTCACAGAAGCTTCGAAAAATGCAGACTTGGCATATAAACAGTATTTGATGAATCGGACAAGCAGCAACGGAAAGGAAAGTGATGCAGATGGTGCCGGTAGCGGTGGAACGGTTAAGAGTGGATATGGAAATCAGGGATTTTCTACAATCGGAGATTACTATGGAAGATTATTATCAGGAATGACAAATCTTGAAAAGTATGAAACTTTATTAGCTGCACGTGCAAATGGCGAAATTGGAAATGATGATACGCTGTATCAGATAATGGATTATTTAGGAGTAACCTTACCGGATGAATACAAAAAATACTAATAGGAGATAAATCATGGGTGATTTTAATAGAGAAGAATTTGAAAAGCGTCTCATGCAGAGAGAAGCAGAAAAGAATGCAACAGCGTTGAAATCGCGTCAAATGAATACAGAGTATGCTATGAACGTGATTAGAGCAAGGCAGAATAATGCCAATGTGCAGGGGAAATCTTTGACAGAAAATACAAGAGCTTTAGCAGCGGCAACACAGAGAATGCAGAATCGTACTAATGCGATTCTGCATGGTAACAATCCAACACCAGCAGAGTATAAAAGACAGCAAGAAATAAAAGCGCGTGATCAGGCATTGGAAGCTATCAGAAGAAGACAAAATTCAATAGATGCCATTGTTCAGAGAGGTGACACTACAAATCCGACCATGCTACAACATGCGTCGGATTTTGGTAAATATTCATCTATAGGGGCAGGATTAAAGAATCCGTCTTATGATGAAGCACAAAAAGGTATGAAAGTTGGAGAACTGGAAATAGGAACAAATAAACCTCAGAATGTCGTGACATTTACAAAAGAAAATGCAGATATTTTTAATGGCCCGGAACAGATGCGTAGACCATCCTACTACGGAAAGAAAAAATATACCTATATGACAGAGGAAGAAGTGGCAATCTATAATTATTTTCTTGCTAAACATGGAGAAAATAGAGCGAATGAATTTTTGGAGAGTATCGATGCGGATTTAGATATGCGTATGACTACTTCTGAAGCAGCAGATTTAAAAGAAGCATCAAAAGAACATAAAGGCTCAGCAGCAGCTCTTAATATCGGAGCATCATTACTTGGTGCTACCGGATATGCAGCAACACTTGGCCAAGCGGCAAAGAATGCTTTAACAGGAGAAAAAGAACCATTAAACACAAACAGTCCTATGTTTGCACCGTCTATGATGCAGGGATCTACCAGAGAAGGTATTACAGAAGATATGGAAACTGTAGGAAAGACCGCTGCAAATATTGGTCTTGGAGTAGGCTCTATGCTGGCTAATACAGCCTTATTAGGCGGCGCCGGTGGTTTTATTAACATGGGATTAAATGAAGCTTCAGGAGTGGCAAAGGACGTAACAGAAAGAGGAGGTACAACGAATCAGGCTTTGGCAGAGAGCAGCATTACAGCTGGAATCAATACAGGTCTTTCTCTTGTAGGTGCGAAAGCATTAAGCGGACTTACGAAGGTGGCACCCGCTGGAGCGAAGGACGTATTAGCGAAAGTATTGCAAGGTGGCTTAATGATGGGTATGAAAGATGCTGTATCAACAGCAGCAATTTTGGTGGCTGATGAAAAAATAATGAAAGAATTATCTAACATCGAAAATATTAGAAAAGAATACCTTGCGGCTGGATATAGTGAAGAGGAAGCAGATACTGAAGTAGAAAAGCAGCGTGCACTTATTATAGGGCAGTCTTTTACTACTGGTTTTGTAAGCGGTGCGGTTATGACTGGTGCATCTATGGGTATGCAAGCTGTTACAGCGAAAATCAATGATTACAAAACGCAGGCATATACGAAAAAAGGAAAGCTGAAAAACGATCCATTTAGAAAAGTCTTTGGAAGAAAAGATAACGGAAGAACAAAAATCGATATTGATGAAAGTGGAAATACAAGAGGATTGTCACACTACAATGAAAAAGGTTTTTGTGATGGTGTGATTACATTAGATGAGAAAGGAAACATTTATCAGTATATCGTAGAAAAAGATGGAATGGTATATATCGGTGTTCAAAATTATAAGTTAGGAAACAACATGCTTCCGAACACGGGACAATACGATATGGTAGATGTATCGTTAACAAAAGATGAATTTTTAAAGATGAATGGTGGTAAAAATCCATTTACAGATGTACAACCAACATCCGGACAGACGGCAGCAGGACAGACAGCCGGATATATTGGAATGGCACAAACAGGAACGCAGACTACAGCTGAAACATTACCGACACAGACCAATATGGCAGGAGCGGTAACAAATGAAGTGGGACAGGCTATTTCAAATCCAGTACAGAAAGTAGAAATTGCAAAGCCGGTAAATACGCAACCTGTTGCACAGGCAATCAAACCGATTACTAACGTAACGAAAAGCACAAGTGATAGACATCATGCATCACCAGATGTCACACAGAGCAAGGCAATGCTTGGAGATGAACAGGTGACACTTGTAGGACCATATGTCAAGGAAGGATATGTAAAAGTAGAAAATGCTGCAGGCGAACTAATGGCAGTTAAGAATACAGATTTATCATATGAAAATAAACTGACAGAAAAGATTTATGATTATGCAGTAAATAATTTTGGAAGTATGGGTGCGAATATCTATGTTAGTAATTATGATTATGAAATGCCATATTACAATGTAGGATTTACGAAAGCATATAATGCCGGACGACATGATATGAATCTGAAGGAAGTAAAGGTACCGGAAACGGTGGATGCAGAAGTAGTGAGACTTGCATATAAGGCTGGAATTGCTGATAGAAGCTTTGCAGAAGTTGGAAAGATGAAACGAGAGGAAACACCTACCGGTATCATTGAAAATGAAACGTCTGTAAGACTTCAAAACGAAAACCCGGAACATTATAAAGCATTGTCAGCTTTGGCCGAGATTACAAATTCAAGAGTAATTTTGGAAGATTCTATTACGACATCGAACGGAACAGAAGTAAACGGTTATCTGGATAAAGATAATAAGCTTCATGTAAATGTAAGCAATGACAGTTATGAAAATGTGGTTATATCCCATGAAGTAACCCACAGATTGAAAAAGACAAATCCAGAAGATTATAAAACGTTTGAAGATTATGTAGTAGATTACTTCAAAAAGAACTTCCCAGCAGAATACGAAAGCAGATACGATACGTTATCTGCTATATACGCTCAGGCAGGACAGAATTTGGATGAAACAGCTATTCATGAAGAAATGGCAGCGAATGCGACGGAAAGCTTTTTAATGAATGAAAAATTTATTGAAGATATTGCGAAAGAGAACAAAACTTTATTGCAGAGAATCGTGGATGCTATTAAATCCATCATTGATGATATCAAGAAGCTTCTGAAGGGCGAAAAGTATCAGGAAGCATCACCGGAAGGTCAGATGCTGGCGGAGAGTGTGGAAACATTAGAAAAAGCATATAAGCTATGGAAGAGTGCACTAGACGGAGAGAAAAAAACGACAACATTTGGAGTGAATGAAAAATATGCAGTAAAGACAGTTCAATTAAGCCCAAAAGAGTTGGATAATAATTTTGTTACTGTATTAAAAGGAAAAACAATTGCAGAGATAGAAAAAATCTATGATGGTGATTTTTATATGGAAGACGTGGCCGATTTATATAAAGAAATTGGAAGCGTATCAAATCCGGAACTTGGAGATGTACAGTTAACGAAGACAGGAATTAAGCATGCTCATAATAAAGGTGAGTATAACAACAAGATGGTAGGATATGAGCTGGTTCCAGCGGTAATTGAAAAAGGAAAAGTAATTGAACATCAGAAAAATTGGAAGAATCGAGGTTACGATACAGCAACAATTGCCGGAAAAGTTCGTATTAACAAGGAAGAATGCTTGCAGATTGTGGTTGTAAAAAGAATAGAAGCCAAGAATTCAAAAGGAAGTAAACAAAACTATGATCTGCATGAAGTGATAACAATAAGAAAAGGTGGCATTTCCTTTCAAGACGGGAGCAGTACTCTCAATGAGCCTTTACGCACCGTAGAAATGTCACCTAATCTTGTAAAAAGAATAACAGATAGAATGTTGAGAGTCAATACAGAATCCGTGAATGATGCTGGTAATAATTACAGTATCAACGAATCCTTTAGTGTTGATGCATCAGAAGTCTATAAGAATGATCCTGATTTTAAGAGTGTGCAGCAGTATGTAAAACAACAGCTGGAAATTACAAAGAACTGGGTGGCAGACAAAGCAGATGTTGAGAAAGTGGCCAAGAAAGTATTAAAGCAGTATAGAAGTACATATGGAGTAGATGAACTGACTACAGATATGAATAACTATCTGAAATATGTGAAAAATGCAAAATCCATTCGTCCACAATTGGTGCAGAGTTTGGCAGCAGGTATCGCTAAGAGAGTATTAGAGAAATCGGCTGAACTTGATACTACAATGGAAGAAAATTATGGTGATTTGAGAACATATTGTAAGACTACTAAATTACATGTGACAGAAGATGTGATTGCGGAATTTGGCAGCAGGACAGAGTATAACGATTTTCGGAAGAGTATGTTTGGAAAGATGCGTCTTTCAACTACGGAAGGAATTGGAATCGATGTTGCGTTTAAAGAACTGTCGGAATTATATCCGGAATTATTTGACGAGATGGATGTGGCGAATACAGCTGATCAGCTACAAGCGATTGCAGATACGTTGGATTATATTAAACCCACATACATTAATCCATATGGAGCAGATATCAATGAGACAGCAGTTCTTTTAGGGAATGATATTATTCAGGAACTAGAAGGTGTAAAACGTCAGGTAAGTACATTTGCGGAAGAAGTAATGGATATCCGGAGAAAATATGAATTGTCTGCTAAGAAGCTAAAAGATAAGATGGAGAAATCTTATGATGAGAAACTCCAAAAAGCGAAAAAAGAAAATGTGGAACGTATAAAACGCTTCCAGGACCGATTTGATAAAGCTTTGGGAGAGGAAAAGGCAAAATACGGAAAAGCAGTATCTAGATTGAAAGAGCAGAAGGTGGAAGCTGTACAGGTAGAGAAGCAGCGTTGGATTGATAAGGAAACGGATAGAAATGTGCGTTTTGAAAGGAGGAAGCTAAAACAGGATATTAACAAGATTATGAATGATTTTTCAAAACGTCTGTTAGATCCGACAGAAAAGAAACATATTCCACGAGAGTTTATGAAATCGGTAATTGATGTCTGCAACGAAGTGAACTTGGATTCCGGTTGGAGAAATCCGGATGGAAGTAAAACAAAGACACAACAAAGATTTGAAGACCTGCAGAGAAAATATGCACTATTAAAAGAAGATGCTGATTATATGTATGCGAGCGAGTATAACGAAAAATTAGCAGGAATGATAGAAGATATAACAGAGCTGTTCAAGGAAAAAAGTATTAATCAGTTATCCAATGATGAATTACAAAAAGTATATGATACATTATCAGCACTTCAAAAGAGTATCACAGATGCAGCGAAGCTTTTAGATATGGAAACGAGATATGATGCTTATGAGTATGCGGAAAAAGTATGGAGAGAAATTGGAGAAGCGAAAGGGTATAAAGATACAGTAATTGGCAGAGTTGGAGAAAAATATGTTAATTCACAATTATCCCCTATCAGAGAGTTCAGAAGACAAGTAGGCTATAAACCGGATTCAGCATGGGTTAAGATGGCAGAAGAACTGAATAAAGGACAGTTGAAAGAAACACAGACGCTGATGGAAGGTACAAGATTTTTTGATAGCGTTATTCAGGGAAAGACTAACCAGAAAAAACTTGAAACATTCCAGGGAAAGAAAACAAAATGGATTAATACATTAAAAGATGTAAAAGGAGATATTGTTGAAATATCACCAGCAATGCGAGTTAGCTTGTATCTCCACAGTAAAAATAAAAGTAATATGCGTCATATCTTAGGTGGTGGATTTACGGTACCTGAAAAGAAAGCATATATGCGTGGAGACTACACAGAAGCATATGCAAGAGGAAAAACTGTTAAGTTGACAGAAGAAAGTTTAAATCTTTTCTTAAAAGAAATGACAGAGTATGAAAAAGTATACGCAGATGTGGCATACAAATTCTTTAATGAATTTACGAAAGAAAAAGTAAATGAAACCTCAATGATACTTAATGGCTTTAAAAAAGCAGAAGTACAAAATTATTTTCCAATCAGAACAGACAAAAACTTCAGCAAAGCAGATTTTGAATCTATTGTAAATGATGGAAGTATTGAAGGTATGGGATTCTTGAAAAAGAGAACTGTATCATCAGTACCTATCTTGCTGGAAGACGTAACGAATGTAGTGGACCGACAGCTGAAGAATATGGCTAAATATCATGGAATGGCAATTCCGGTAAGAAACTTTAACAAGATATACAATGTTACGGCGCAGGAGTATGAAACATCTGTAAAAAAAGCGTTGAATCAGACGTGGGGACTTTCTGGAAGTAAATACATGGAAAATCTTCTTGCAGATATTCAAGGTGCTAGAAATGCAGAAGGAAGTTTATGGGATGATATTAGAGGAAAATTCGCCGGTGCTACGCTTGCAATCAATGTATCAGTCACATTAAAACAGGTGGGGTCTTATCCGGCAGCGGCAGCTGTTATAGGTTGGGAACCGGTAATAAAAGCATTGTCGGTAGTAAAAGGAAACAGTAAATATCTGAAGAAAGATGACAAGAAGCTTATTGAGAAGTACACCGCCTTACGTTGGCTTCGGAACAAAGGAAACAGTACACAAGAATTAGGAGATATCGTGTCACGTAAACAGATAGGTGATAAATATCCTTGGCTGTTTAATTGGATCCAAATGGGAGAAATGACTATTACAGACCGTTTGTGGTATGCATCAGAGTATTATGTGGATGCGAAGTATCCGGAGTTGAAAGAAGGAAGTGACGAATACTATCGGAAAGCAGCAGAAGTATATAATAAAGTCATTGAAGAAACGCAGTCTAATTATTCTACAATGCAGCGACCGGATATATTGCGAAATCCAAATAAAGTCATGAAGCAGGCATTAATGTTTATGACACAGAATCTTCAGAACATGAATCTGTTTTATGATTCTTATCAAAATATGGTAGCTCAGAAGAGACGCTATAAAAAAGATAAGTCGGAAGAAAATAAGAAGAAATTTGAAGAATCAGCAAAAGAGTTTTCACGTGTGGTATCGTCTCAGGTGGTTGCAGCATTATCTACAGCGGTTGCAGGATTAACAGCTGGTGCGGTATTACATAAAATGAATCCGTATAGAAATGACGACGGAGAAATTACGGCAGAAAGTATCGGAAAAGAACTGCTGAATCTTACACTTGGAACGTTATCAGGAAGTATGGTAGGTGGAAGTGAACTGTATGAGCTTATATATTCGTGCGTAACAAAAGAGACTTATTATGGTTATGAGTTTTCTGTTGTGCAGATGATTTCTGATTTAGGAGATAGTATCTACTATATGGCCAATGCTGCAGATGCGTGTATGTCTGCAGAAGATGAGGAAGGAAAAAAGAAAGCCTGGTCAAAATTTGGAAATCAATTTTTGAATTTTGCAGTATCAGTATCAAAATTTGGTGGTGTGCCGGTGAAGAATGTAATGAATATCTTTAATGGTGCAAAACAGCATGTAGAGGATTTGCTAAATGGTGAGTTTGGAAGCTTTGAAGCTGGGTACAATTATTCATCTACACAAAATGAAAAACGTTTATACGATGCAATAGTCATGAAAGATATGAAAACGTACAATAAAATTGTAGCGGAGCTGAAAGCAGATGGAAAAGACGATGCACAGATTAACTCTATGATCAGAAGCTATCTGAAAGAAAATGATGATAGGGTGATGATGGCAGCAGTCGCAAAACAGGAAGGTAACTACATAGAATATACAAACTTAGTAAAAGAAATGACAGCAGAGGGCTTTGATGAGCAGAAGCATGTAGTGTCAGCTGTTAATGCCATGTATAACACGCTTGTAGAACATCCTGAAGGTGCATCTGCAGAAGCAGAAGAAAAGAATACTATCTACGATTATGATATGCTGGCTAATGTTTATGCAAATGGAAGCTATGAAGAGTTCAAAAAAATGTATGAAGATATTGTAGCTGATTTGAAGATACGTGGTAAATCAACAAATATTTCATCAACTGCTATTAATGCATACAATGACCTTGCAGAGATGAATGGACTTCAGGAAATTACGTATGAAGAACTGTACGAAGCACAGAAGCGAGGAGACGCCCATACGTACGAACACATTATGGAAGTAATGAAAGCATATGGCAGAGATGAGTATTCTATTCAGAATGGATTAACAAAGGAAATGAATAAGGACCTGAAGGGCTGGATAGAAGATAACAATTTGACAGAAGCTTTGAATGTTGTACAGATTTTAAGAGAGCATGGAAAAGAGGATGGAGCTATACATTCTACACTTCAGCGAGAATACAAACCAATGTATCAGTCATTATATTTAGAAGGTGATACGGAAGGAATGAAACAGCTGGAAGAAATGCTTAAAGGATTGAATCTGAAGAACAAATCCGGAGAAAAATATTATACAAACGAACGTTTTGGCGATTGGTTAGACGACGTGAAATGAGAGAAAGGGTGCTTGGTAGAAATGCCAAGTGCCTTTTTTGTATGATAGAAAAAACGGAAGAAAGGGGGATAAAGATGTCTAATGAAGAAGTAGCAGTAATGCTTGCAGAGCATGGAAAAGAAATTGGCTCATTGAAACACCGGGTGGATGATGTAGAAGAACTGGTACATGCTGTAAACGAGTTGGCATTAAGTGTCAAAGAACTTGCAGGAAGTGTGTCTTATACGAATGTTCGCATGGATCATTATGAAGAAAGTTTAAAAAATCAGGGTGAACGAATTGGAGAATTGGAGAAGAAACCAAGTCGAAGATGGGAGTCATTAGTGACAGTTATTATTACAGCATTGGTAAGTGGTGGAATAACACTTATTTTATCAAATATATTTTAGAAGGGAGATTATTTATGCAGAAAGAAAGAGTAATTAGATGGTTATGTGCGGCAAGTGTCAGAGCGGTAAAAACAATGGCTCAGACAGCAGTAGCAACTATAGGAACGTCTGCAGTAATAGGAGATGTGAATTGGATTGTAGTTGGTAGCTCTGCTTTATTGGCAGGGATTTTATCGTTACTCACATCACTTGCAGGCTTACCGGAATTAAAGGAGGCATAAAATGGTATTAGTAAAAGGTATTGATGTGTCAAAGCATCAGGGGAGAAACTTTGATTTTGTCGGTGCAAAAAAAGCCGGATATGAATTTGTCATTCTTCGTATTGGTTGTGGAAAAACAAAAGATATTTATTTCGAAGAAAATTATACTGCAGCGATTTTGGCAGGATTGAAAGTTGCAGTCTATCATTACACGTATTCTACTACAGAAGCACAGGGGATTCAGGATGCTACAAGAGTTCTCGGCTGGTTGAACAATCGCCCTGTATTTGCGGTTACATACGATGTAGAAGATGGAAAACAGAAGAGTACTACTAGAAAAGTTGCAAATGCAGAAATGTACAATGCTTTTGCGAATAGAGTGAAATCAAAAGGCTACCAGACTATGATTTATTCGGGGGAATACTTCTTTAATAATTATTTTAGCAAAGGACTTATTACGGATCCGTTGTGGATTGCGAAGTATTCAAGCAAAGTACCAAACGTAGGTAAAGAAGTTCATATTTGGCAATGGACATCAGATGCTATTCAGGATGATTTCTATAAAAAGAAATTAGACAGAAATTATCTGTTAAAAGATGTTTTTGGAATTACAACAGATACACCGGTGGAAGTAATGGAAATAAATCCTTATCCAGTACCTTCAAGAAATCTAAAACGTACATATCCAATCATGATGAAAGGTAATGATGTTAAGTGGTTGCAATGGGAGTTAGCGCAGAGATGTTTCTTACCAGAAAAAGACATTGATGGTAAGTTTGGAAATCAGACATTGGCAGCGGTCAAAGCATATCAGAAACCATACGGTCTGAAGGTTGATGGTATCGTAGGACCGGCAACAAGATATAGTTTATTAAATGACTAA